ACTAGCATAGTATAGTAATATGCCGTAGCATAATAGATTGGAGGGTAACATGGAAAGTAAAAATCACCAAGAAAAAAAATCATCAGGTAAAAAAAAGAAAGATTTGCTTGAAAAATTGCAGCTTGATTTGATAAACATAAAATTTTTTAAAGATGAAATTTTAAGACTACAAACTGAAATAACAGAGTGTCATTTAGAAATAAAACAAGCATACGAAAAGATAAAAGACAAAGAGCATAAAATAGTTGCCAACAAAGAAAATATTATTGCAAACAAAAGAGGTATTGATGATACAGAAAATCATCTAAATACTTTGATGCAGAACTTAAAACTGGAGGAGTAACAATGACTGAGGAAAAAATTATTATTTGTTTTAGATGTAAAATAAAAATGAATAAAACAGAACTGAAAGGCGTTTATAAATGCCCAGCTTGTGCTTTGATAGAAGAGAAAGAGCAAGAAAAATGAGAGGAAAAAATTTCAATATAGGATATTTTGCCACCTTAGGCAATGACGAACACGCAAAATTCAAAAAGAAATGAGAGGGAAAAACCCTCTCATTTTCACAACAACTAATGAAGTAAAAACTTCTATTACATACTACACGAACACGCAAAAATATCAATCATAAATACTATCTTTGTGAACATAGGTTGGTTGCCTGGTAACTCTGCCATACTCTATTTCTTTGGCTGCTCTTGGATCATCTTCAAACCTATCTTCGCTATCATCATATTTCTTTTTTCTTTTCTGCATGTCTTTGAAAAGCTGACGTAATTCATTGTACTCATTTCTTATCTTGCTTTTCTTTCCCATCTTCACTTCCTAGACTGCCATAACCACAAATGTCTATCCAGCTATCTGTGTGCTTTTCATTCTGCACAAGTCTAGCTATCTTCAAAGCTATCATACAAAGATAAACCATTCTAACAGAAATTTGCACACCAATAATAGCTGACCATAATTTAGCTATTCTTGCATGATTATCATACGCATTGCCATAGTCTTTTGCTCTATCTCCAGTAACAAGAGACTTGGCTTTGTCTAGTGCCTGGTCTCTGTTCATATCTTTTCTCTAACAATATAAAACCATGTGTCAATATCAACTTCACAAACTAGGTCTTGATTAGTTGAGAAACCAGTTTCAAAAACATCTAGCCTGATAACACACTTGATTGGGTGGTTATTGTATTTGTAAATCAAAACAGGCTGCTTGTCTCCACAGTTACTTACTGCTTGCTCCCACCAACTTTGTTTGTAGGTAGTGCCTTTTTGATATGCTTTACATTCTATTGACCAGCCAGGTATCTCTATATCTGCACCACCAACTTGATACTGGTCTAAGTTTCTCCTAGCATCATAGCCAAGAGCATGTTTAATGAGTGAGCAAATTTTTCTTTCAAAAGATGCACCTTTATCTCTACTGTTCGCCATGCTCTGCAACCTTTATCGCATTAAATATTTCTGCTACCACCTGTGGCACTATACTATTCCCAAGTGCTTTCAACTTTTTGGCTCGGTCTTTTTCTCCTGTTGTAACTCTTGGGATATGTTCTGGTTCTCTGTCGAAATGTCTAAGTAACCCTCTGGATATCCCATCAGCCAGGTCACCCACTTCGCTGATAGTGTTCCCACTCCTGTGTTTCTGACTTTTGGATCGTTCCCCAACATTTTTTGCATCTTTCCTTCTGGTCTCCCTGCTGCATCCTCGTTGGCTGTTGGAGTTGGAAACATTGTTTTGTCCTTGTGTATTTGATATGCTATCTCTGTTTCTAAGTATCCTTTGTGTCTTAACTTCGCCATGTTTTCTGACAATCTCATTGTCATACCTATTGATGCCCTCGGTGTTGGCAACATCTTCTGTTGATAATTTATTACGTCTGGTAGATTTGCTCCATATTTTACCCCTGTTCCCTTTCTGGTTACTGTCCAACCCTGTCTGTTTGGGGATACATATTTCTCGTTCATTGGAGTGTGCCAATCCCTCGCTTTCGGTGTTGGAAACATATTTGTTACTGGTTTTCCATATGTCACTTGCTCTGCTAGGTTTCCTGGTGGAACTGTCTGTCTCCCAGAGTTTAATCTGTATTTCTTTCTCTTGTTCAGACTCTCTTCTGACCTCTTCTCTATGTTGGTCGCAGATGGAGTTAGCCATAAATTTGTCTCCTCTGTAGTTGCCAATAATCCAAACTCTGTCTCTTCTGTGTGGTGCGTTTTTGGCACAAGCTGGAATAACAACCGATTGTACGGAGTAACCTTCTTTTTCCAAATCAGTTTGCACTTGCTCGAATAAAACCCCTTCGTTGATGTTAATAAGACCGACAACATTTTCTCCAATGACCCACCTCGGTTTGCAATCTTGTATAATTCTAAGCATTTCATCCCAGAGCCAACGATCATCTTCTGTTGCCTTTTGAAGTCCTGCTTGTGATACTGCTTGACAGGGGAATCCTCCTGCAACAATATCAATTCTTCCAAGTCTAGCTGCATCTATTGTCCTCACATCATCATATATTGGCACATCTTTCCAATGTTTACGCAACACTTTTTGACAAAACTCATCTTGTTCACAAAAAGCAACTGTCTCATAACCACCAACAAGTTTCTCAGCAGCGTAACTAAATCCACCTATGCCACTAAACAGGTCAAGTAAACGCATAACCATATCATCTACCTACCATTCTCTCCTGTGCTTCTTTCATAAAGTCATTAGCCTTTACCTGACCATCAGTAGCTAACTCTATCTTGTTGAGTGTATCAGGTCTAGGAAACCTTTTACCTTGCAACAGAAGAGTAATAGCAGAACGATCTAAGTCGCACATCTTGGCAAACTTGTACTGGGATATATTATTTATTCTCAAGTAATCTTTTAGTTTCATATCTTCTTGTAACATGTAGTTGACAAAATGTAAATACTGTATTACAACTATCTTGGAGGTGCAAAATGGAAATACCAGATTATTGTAAAAACTTTGGTTTGTTTCATCAATCAGCAAGTACAGCTAACTTGCCAATAGATCAAGCCATACTCAAACTATATCTTAGACAGGAACACAAACTTAACTATCCTGATGCAACACGAATGATGCTAGGCAGACTAGTGCAAACTGCATTAGATCATCACTTAGGTTTGCATGACTTCTCGCCAATCAAAGGACAACAAGAAGGTCTTGAGATAAATCAGGCAATCAGGGAGTCGTTGACAGAATATCAACAGTACACACCAAGGACTTGGGATAACGGAAAAGACCAGTTAGAGTACGAAACATACCAAGATTACCTACCTGATATGGTCAAGGTGGCAGCACAGGGAATCAAGGAGTATTTTCAGAATGTCAACAGTATTGATGGAGAGTTTGCTCAACATTATATTGAAGAGCAGATAGACGTACCTGTATTATATTATCAAGATTATTCAGGTGGTGGTAGACAGATAGATTTAAAATGTCATGCACCAATCAAAAACCCTACAAAGAAAGATGGTACATCAACTTGGAGAATACCAAAACCAAGGACAGAACCTTTGCCATCTTGGATTAGACAACAGGCAGTTTACTGGAAGGCAACAGGACAGAAACCAGCTTTGCTTTCAGTAACAGCAACAGATTATCATATCATTGATGAAAAGAATTGTGAGCAGATGCAAGATGAATACTTGCAAGTTGCTTACGATAGCGTGGTACATGACTGGAAAGTTATGCAAAACTTATTTAAAGACAGTCGAGGTAGCTGGATAGAACTCAAGAACAGAGCCAAGCTAGACTATCCTGAAGTATTGCAGAGATATGGACCTGACATTGCCAAATTAGCACAACAACTATGGAGTAAATAATGACTGAAGTATATAAACTACACAGAAAAGATGCAGATACAACTAGCATTGAGTCTGCTCAGAATGTCAAAGTAAATCGTCTGGAAAAAATAGTCTACGAAGTTATAGATAACTTTGGAACAAGTGGCTGCATACAAGATGATGTACTACGAGAGTTACATGACTATCCTTATTCTACTGTTACTGCTCGTTTTAAAGCCTTGGAAGAGAAGAACATGATTGTCAGGTGCGAACATACACGAAAAGGTAAAAGAGGTCGTAAACAGCGAATAATGATGTCTAAAAGATTTTACGATCATAATGATGGTATGACTGACGAGGAACTACAACAAGACATTTTGGGAGTGTGATATGAAAATAGAAAAAAATATTCCTATTCCACAAAACAAAATGAGCAAGAATGAACATTTTGCAAGACAAATGGAGATTGGAGACAGTGTGTTTTTTGATGTAGTTGAGGAAGATTTAGAAAAATACCATGACTATACTGGAAAAACACAAAGAAATGCTTGTGGTTTTGTCCGTATATTAAAAAAATGTGGCATGAAAGCTACTGTAAGAATTGCTAGAGATGAAAACCACAAACTATTAGGATTCAGAGTATGGAGAATAGAATGACAGAGAAAGAACAGGAGTTGCAGCAGAAACTAGACTTGCTGCAAATGGACTTAGACAAAGTAAACAATGAGTTAAAAGTTTTGAAAGCTGAGAAAAATGCTTTGATGAATACACTTGAACTTTGTAGTTCGCTACAAAAACAAGCAACAGGAGCAAACAATGGCTGATCTAAATAAAACTATGGATGCAGTTGCAGAACTGCACAAATCACATGGAGTAAAACAAAAAGGTGGCAAACTTTATACACAGGTTGTCCACAGGATGGAAGCCTTTAGAAAACATCATGGCACAGACTTTGGTGTAGATACGTCTATACTTGTGAATGATGGACAAAAGGTTGTAGTCAAGGCAATCATCACAGACAAAGATGGTCGTACAGTTGGTGCTGGTATGGCTGAAGAAATACGAGGGCAAGGACTAGTCAATACAACATCTGCTTTGGAGAACGCAGAGACCTCTGCGATAGGGCGAGCCTTGAGTAGTCTTGGTCTTGCTGGTGGAGAATACGCATCTGCAAACGAAATGGATGCAGTAGTACGCAAGACTGATGCTCTCAAAGAAAAACCTCAGATAGAGGTTAAGAAACAGGAGATTGATCCAGCACCTCAAACAGGTCAGTCTCCTGCTCAATACTCTCAAGAAGAGAGTAAGGCTGCTTTATCTAGGCTATCAAGTTCTATTGCTCACGCAGAAACAATTAAGTACAAAGATCAGCCTGAAGGTCAAAGAGTTATTTACTTGAATAAACTTTTTACAGATAGTGCAACTATTCTTTCTAAAATGACAAAAGAACACAGAGAGGAAATAACAAATGAGTTTTTAGCCATGGAAGAAAAACTTGGCAAAATATATCGACAAACACAATTAGGAAGGTCTTAATATGAAACAATACAAAAAAATTATCACTGTAAATCTTTTCACAAATACTGGTGGAAAAGTCAAAGCTGGTAACAGTGGTTGGACACCATACGTCAACAAAGAACCTGGCGATATTCTTTTAAGCAAAGACAAGAAATATCA